CACAAAGGTCAAATTGTGGAATAAATGACTCTGCTTCCTTATACAATTGACGACCAACAATTGGATCACCACCAGTTAATTCTTTCATCACACCGTCATTTAGTACGACTTCTTTAGTTGGTTCTTGCATTACTGCATATCTGACACCCTTCAAGTTCATTACTTCTGAAGATGTTCCACCAATACCATTACGTCTTTCAGTAATCAACGCAATTGGTACTGTTCCGTAGTAGTCACCCAAAACCAACGACATTAATTTTGTGATTTTGGACTTACCGTTACTACCGTTACCTAAATAAATATTGAATGTTTGATTTATGTTTTCGCCTATCAAAGAACCGGCTAAATGGTCCCACATATATTTATTCAATTCTGGTACTTGGTAAATCTTGTTGAACAACTCGGTAATTTCTGCTGCTTTAACACTATGATGTACTGGGTCAAACTCATTGTAACAAAGATGTGTGCATTTGGTAATATAATCCGAAGGCAAACCATCTCTGAAAACACCATTCTTGAAATCAACCACACCATTTGTGCAACATAATAGGTATTTATTTTTATCAACATTATTATTGAAATCCTTGTCATAAAAGATTTCCATTGCTTCACGCATAATATTATTTTTATCATTAGTTCTTTTCAATTTTGATGTAACTTCCATCATATGTTTACTTTTTTTCTTCAACTCTTCATATCTAGGGTCGGCCGGGTCATACGATTGCATTTCCGCAACTATCACATGCATTTTATCTCTATACAAATTATATATTTCAGTTGATATGGAAAGACGTAATGACATTCCTTTGTCTTTTTCCCAGTAATGACCGTTAAATACATACCAACTTTTTTCTATGATACCACTACATACGTATTTGTGATTATACATTTGATACAAAACCTTGGCAAAATCAAACTCTGTTGGACTTGATATAGTTTCATCAATATAATAATTCACTGTATTTCTTTTGATTCTTGTAAATTCATCTGGAGAATGTTGTCTTGCCCAAAACATAATAGACTGTTTAGTGAGTCCATCGGGTTTTACTTTAAAATATTTTGTCCACTTTTGATACAAATCTGGAATCGTATCATAATCAAAGTCAGACGCTTTACTTCTCAACATTACCCAAGATAAGAATAACCTATCATCCGTTTGTTTCAATGCAAACGCTACCTTACGATTCAAATCGTGTGAACCGGGTTCATAAAACATCGGAGGTAATATTTGAGTGTACTCGTGAATTTCTTTGAGTTCATACTCAGATACTTTTAAATCCGACAAAATACGATTAATTGCTCTGGTCAAGTCATCAATATTCCGAACATCTTCTAGTCTTAACACTTCATCTTCTTCTGGGTCATTTTGTAATACCAGACGGGTTTTACTTGTAGCGCGCTTGTTTTTCAATGTTTTATGCACTGAGGATGATTCGCGTTTTTCTATTATTTCCTTCATCAAAGGATTTATTTCAAACTCGGGATGTTGGTCATAACGCGCAGATAGTTTGTACAAGTCTTTGGATAAATCAATATCGCTAATACGTTTTTCTTCCATCATAAACTGACCATCTGATTCATCGTAACTAATCATATAATACTGTGTTAGTTGATATGCTTCATGCTCTGGTTTTCTTGAACCATACATTTGCCAAGGAACACTACCCTTAGTAACGCCTAAATCCAAGACGGACTCCCAGTCATTCACAAGCGGTAAATCCCAAATTTCATTGATGATTGCCATTACTTTTTCTCGTAATATTTCTTGCATTATTTTAGACATTTTTATACCAATAATAATATGAATTCCGTCCTTGGTTACGGAACCATCCTCTAAACGATTTACGTTGGGTTTTTCCATTACGTAGACGGGAAAACTCTTATTTTTTTCAAAAATAAAGAATTCTTTTAATAATTCTAAATACACCAAGTTAATCAAATCTTGAATATGTTGTTCGGAATGTTGTCTTTTTTCAACATCGTGACTATATCTAAAGTCAAAATCAACAATAATTGGTCCATCATTTACCAATTGTTTTTCGGTTAAATGTTCCAACTTCTTCTTCACAAAAACGTGTTCATAGTATAATCTATAAAATAACGCTTCTTCTTCTCTTGGTATGATGTAAGAACCAGCAAAACTATTTTTACCCGGAATACGAGTGTGAGTATTTTTTTGATTTGACGTGTTTGGATCATCTTTTCTTGCGTTCGCATTATGCTTTGCGAGAAATTCATTTAAATCTTGATATTGACACGTTGTATCCATTGTATTTGTTATATGATATTATATAGAAAGATATTTCTATTTCATTTTTTTTTAATTATCAATTTTATTTTAATAATAACCTAAAACGACATGTTGACTTGTTACGTCAATACGTGTTGCAAAATAAAAAATAAATTATAGTTGAGATATAATTTGTTTTTCTAAATAGTTCTCTCCTTGTTTTTTGTTTTATTAATTAATTAATTAAAACATATAAATATATTTGCGTATGTTATATAATTTGTATAGTAATCGGATGTCAAGTGATAAAAAAAATATTGTTATCACTAAAGAGACTATTAGACGTTTATTAAAAGACGTAAAAGATATTATAACTCACCCTTTGACTGATAATGGTATTTATTATATTCATGACGAGGATGATATGTTAAAAGGATATGCGTTAATTATTGGACCTCAAGAAACTCCTTATTTTGGTGGAAACTATTTTTTTGAAATAATGTATCCTTCTGACTATCCACACAGTCCTCCCAAAGTAAATTTTTGTACTAATGGTGATAACATTCGTTTTAATCCCAATTTATATACAAATGGTAAAGTTTGTATTTCGTTGTTGAATACATGGCGAGGAGAACAGTGGACATCTTGCCAAAGTATATCAACTGTTCTCTTGAATTTATGTACCTTACTAAATAGTGAACCACTTTTAAACGAACCCGGTGTTACAAAAACACATAATGACTTTGAAAAATATAACCAAGTTATTGAATATAAAAATATTGAACTTGCTATTTTAAAAATGGTTAATAAAAATCCAACTTACTATTTAAATAAATTTACTGCGTTTTATCCCATAGTAAAGGAAAATTTTAATAAAAATCGTGAAGAAATTATCAAATTTATTGAAAGAAAAGTAGAAGAAAAACCCAAAATTGAAAAAATTAATACTGGTATGTATGGTATGACGGTGGTTATCAACTATAAGAAACTACATGAAGATTTTTTAGAAACGTCTAAGATATTATAAAAATTTTAAAATCAATTGAATAAAAAATTGATTTAAAATTATAAAAATAATATAAAAACATACTATAAAGATGCATTTCTGTAATACTTGTCACAACATGTTTTATATTCGTATTGACAGTGAAAATACGAATAAGTTAATTTATTACTGTCGTAACTGTGGTAACGAAGATAATACTATTTCTAATGATAACGTATCTATTTCTAAAATTCAAATTAAAAAAAGCGAACAAGAATTTACCCACTTTATTAATAAATATACAAAATTAGACCCCACTTTACCAAGGGTAAATAAAATATTATGTCCTAATCCTAGTTGTGAAACCAATAAAAAAGACAAAGAACGCGAAATTATTTATATTCGTTATGACGATGTGAATATGAAATATGTTTATTTATGTTCTACTTGTGACACTGTATGGAAAACCGAAGAAACAAAGTAAATACTGAATTTCAATTTAAAAATTAGTTATAAAATAATACAATAATTTTACTTGTAAAAAATGTTTTTTTCATTTTATGATATTGCTTCTGCATTAATAAATGAAAAACAAATCAAAAAAGTATCATTTAATAACGTAGTAGATGTAGTACTAATACCAAGTAGATTAGAATATACTGCTTTTTTTGATGAAATATGGTGGTCTAAAATTGACTATAATGATTTTTTTTATTCGGCTAAAACGGAAATTAATGATTTTATGAGTGAAAATCCATTTACAAATTTGAGAGATGCTAAAAAAATGTTATACCAACCGAATTCTGTTTATGATGATAATGATTTTTATAGTGGTATGTATCTTTTTGCTTAAAACGAATAAAGAATAAAATAAAAAATTGATTTTATTTTATTTAAAGAATATTTAGTAAATATAAATAAGATGAGTGATAACGAAAACTATTCTTCCGATGAAAATGATTCTGATAATGAATCCGAAATATTGTCTGAAAAGTCTGATAAAGAAGAGTCTGACAATGAAGAAGTTAATGTTAAAAACAACCTAACAATCTCAAAAAAAGTACAAGACAGTGACGATGATGACGAAAAAGATGATAAAGACAGTGACTATGAAAATAATGAAGACGAAGTGGATGACGATGATGATGTTATCGAAGATGATGATGATGTTGTAGAAGATGATGATGATGTAGAAAAAGACGAAGAAGGCGAAGTAGAAGACATTCAAGAAAAAGTTGTTGCAAAAAAAGGTAAAAAAGCAAAAAAAACTGTCAAACCTCAAGTTCAACTGGAAACCAGTGATGATGAAGAAGATGACGATGATGATGACGATACCCAATACTTACAAAAATTTAATTCGGAAATCAACAAAAATTACATTATGGAACATCACCCAGAATGTGTCATTAACAACTACGATGAAATTTCTTCATTGACATCTGTTATACGAGACAAAAATAATAATATTATTGATGATTTACATAGAACTCTTCCTTATTTAACTAAATATGAACGTGCTCGTATTTTGGGACAACGCGCGAAACAAATCAATTCTGGTGCAAAAGTTTTTGTGAAAGTGCCAGAAAATATTATTGACGGGTACTTGATTGCGCAAATGGAACTGGACCAAAAACGAATTCCTTTTATTATTAAACGCCCTATCCCCGGTGGTGGATGTGAATATTGGAATTTAAAAGACCTTGAAATTGTTGGATTTTAAATATAAAATACTTTGGATTACTGTTCTATCATTTTTTCTTTGTAGGTTCCGAACATTATGTCAAAAATTGGTATGGAAAAACAAAAATTGTAAATAAAATATTTATGATGAATATAATGATGATTGTAAAATAACTTGGAATGTGATAAATAAGAAACCGTGATGTAGTAATATAATGCCAATACGTGTTCTAGTAAATTCAAATTTAACATCAACATCGGTGTTCCAAGTGAAAAAATCAAAAATTGGAAATCTATTAGACCAATATAAAAAGTGTCAAACGGATATACGATAGATGCAACGTGATGTTGTGCGTGGATATACTTGTAGAGGGGATTCTTATGTATCCAGCGATGATATACATAGTAAAAAAACTCGGCGTACAGTACATATAATAGTAAATTTTTCGCAGTTACTAACAAAGTGTGAACGTTTTTATCCAGAGTTGGATGAAAAATATAGGTAAATAACAATACTACTTCGGTTGTAACAATAATAAGGTTTCTTATCATAAAACAAAAACGATTATACAATACTTCATTTGTAAGTGTTGGATTCATAAATGGATAATTGTAAACCTTGCATATACCTATGGAAGTTAATGTAGACATAAATAATATTCCAGTGAGTATCTTTGTTGAATGAAATATACTCGGTTGTAATTCATTCATTTATTGTTGGGTTTTTTATTTATAGATATATTAGATGTTTCATTACATTTAATATATTTTTTAATATATTTAAGATTAGTCTTCCTCTTCTTCTGTTTCATAATCATCAATAATTTGATTGTGTTCTTCATCATAACCAAAAGGTTGAATATTTGAATCACGTCGTACACCCATCGTTTGAGGAGTTGTAATTGCCTCCATGTATGCTTCGTCTAATGCATTGTTTAAATTTCCTTGTGGAGTCACATCTCCTACTGCAAATAAATTGTTTGCTTGTTGTTGTGCTGGTGGAAGCGGCTCTTGCACGGGTGTAAATACTGGGGTTTGAACCCCTTGCATCGGTGTTTGTGGAGGAATGGTCATTGGAATTTGTGGATTTATATTTTCTTGATTTCCCGGAAACCCTTGAAATAAATTAGCTCCTACTACCGCATCACCAACAGCTCTCGTTCTACTTTTTCTTGGTGCAAGTTGTTGATCGTTACCTAGGCCATATTCTTGAATAGGAGTACTTGGTGCAGTTCGTTTCATTCCACCACGATTTTTTCTTGTTTTTCTTGCTTTTCTCCTATGTCTTTTTGTGCGAGACTTGGGTTGTCTTCTTTTTTTTGAAGAGACAATTCTTCTTTTTTTATATCTTCTTGACTTTAACTTGTTGGCCATTTATATATACCTTTATTTTTTTTGGATTTTTTGAAAAATATTGTCTAAATACCATTGATTTGCTTTTGAATCATTATATCCTTGTTCATACAAGAGTCTAAAATTGTATTTTCCTCTTGAAAAAAGTGTAGTGTAATCACTTATATTTAACCTTTCATTTTGCCTGGCCGTTATCGTTTCGTTGTTAATGTTTTTCCACATACTAGGTGTAATATGAAGAACTGGTGGAGACGTTTTCAAATATGGATATTTACTAAATCCTCCGTCAAACGTATATGTATTATGATATGTATTTGTTAACTTACCGGTTATATATGGAATATGAGAACTACCTATACAACAGTCAATCGCATCTTCTAAATTTTCAAAGTCCGAATAAATTTGTGTTTTGATACGATAGTTGTTAATAATAGTCAACCCTACAAATAACTTTTCTAGTTCAAAATCATCGGTTTCATAGTTCAACATAATTTGCTGTTTCAAATACTTTTCCAAACCATACGCGTCTTTAATTTTTGTACATTCGTCGTTTACCAACACACTCACTATATCGGATACATTATGTTTGTATGTCATTAACAACGCATTCCATGCACCAGCCGATGCACCAGAAAAAATGTATCCGTCCAAAACATAATTTTCTTTAATAAACGCCGATATACCCATTAAATAAAACCCTTTGAAACCGCCGGGTGACAATAGTATCAATTTTTTGTCTTTGAAAAAATCGGTTTGATTTTTCAAGTATGAACTATTTTTATTTTGTATCAAAAATGGGTCTTCGTTACTATTTATCATATTTAAACACGTGTTTTTAATTTTCAACATTTTATTAGGAGTTGGTAATATTTTTTTCATAGGAAAAGTAGTTATGATTGAGAATATAATAAAATATATATACAACAACATTTATATATATTTTATAGTTATAATATTTTTATACACAAGATAATAATTTTTCGTCAACTCTTGATACATTGTTAACATAATTTGTTAGTTTAGGTAATAGGTATTTTTCATAATAGTCAAATTCATAAAATGTTATTTCTTCTTCATCTTCTTCAGCGTCACATAATTTAATTTCTTTACCATTTTGACGAAGTAAACTGTACTGTAACTCAGTATAACATATATTTGTACTTCTTTTTAACTTTAATGGTTTCAATATAATATTTTGATTTATATAAATAACATCTAACTCAAGAAACCATAATGAGTTATACAAACCTTCTTCATTTATTTTATCTGCGGAAGTAACTTTTCGTTTACCTTTATAAACGTGTTTTATATCATTATTTTTATTTTTTATTTCAATAATATACTGTTCATTATCTATTAAAGCAGATGGGTGTACTCTCATTTATGAAATTGTCTTGTTAGTTGTTTAAGTTGCATATAAAATATGTTTTTGATTTCAATTTTTTTATATTATTACTATATGAAAAGAAAAATTATCCGAAAAATATTGAAAACACGAAAACCTCATAAAAAATCGCGTAGAAATAATAAATCCAAAAAATATCACCGAAGAAAAAATTACAGAGGAGGTGTAACTCCAGAACCAGAAGAACTAGATAAACCTTTAGGACCAAATGAACGACAAGACGATGACAAACCTATTTTACTTCCAAATTTAGATGACCCTTACAAAAGAATGTTAAATGTTACATATAAACCAAAGATTAGTATAGAACAACAACAACGATATTATTATCCTAACAACGGTGACGCACTTCATCTACCTCTAAAAAAAAAATAATAAAATGTATAACTGGTTTATTATTTTTTCTTGTATTTTCTGGTTTTTTTATGTTTTTGGTTTTTTCTGCGAGTTTTACGAATGCGGTTTTTTTTTCCACCGTATTCAAATTTGTCAGTTTCAGACATTTTATCATAAAAACGCTTCTCATTTCTATTATCTGCAAATGTTAATTTTTTTTTTGTTTTATTCTGTGTAGTAATGTCCCGTTTTTTTCTGATAAATTCTCCCGTTTCGTCTATTTTATCACAATAAGTAGGCAAAAAATAATATAGTTGTCGTATTGGTTCACTACACGTTGGACAAGTAACTGGAGCGCTAAAATTTTGAAACCCAATACGTGTATACGGTCTTTTATTACCTATGCGAGTTGTTGGATCAATACTTCTACCGATTACTTTATCGCCAGTTACTTGTCCTCCTTGATTTTTTATCCATTCTAAAATACACATTTTATGAAATTTATGACCACAATCTATATCAGTATATAAAAATTTACCTTCAAGTATAATTTGATTTCTAACATCAAAAACGTTTCTTCCATCTTCTTTGTATTTTCCATTACCTACCATAACTACGGTGTTTTCATTTTTTGTATTATCAAAATAAAAATCTGAAGGGTCTAGTTGTTTTTCACATATTCCACATACTTTTATTTTTTTTTTACATTCTTCAAGTTGTTTAATATCGTCAATCAACTCTTTTTTTTTATCCATTTCTCTATTCACCATTTCTTCTCCGTGTTTTTCACGTATTAGTCTATCTCTTTCCTTCATATTTTCTTCTTCTTCTTGAAGTTTTTTTTCTTTCATTTCTCCCAACCTCTTTTCCCTTGCTTTTGTAAATTCCTCTGTTTCGATTGATTTACCGAATAAACATTCACCCACTTTCCCCCTACAAGAATATTTTGAATAACTCGGCAAAGGAGCTATCGGTTCTATTCTATTTATATTTGAATTACTCATATAAATAGAATGAGAAAAAAGAATCAGCTAAATTAAAACAACATCAGTTTCTATTCATCTGCAACGCGTTCATTACCATCCCATTCAGCGGGTCTGGTTTTTTTGCCACCATCATAAGGAATCGCTAGTTTATTATCAAGCATCCAATGATTCATATTCATTCCGTCACAATATACATCAGCTAATAAACGCCCATATTTTTCCAACGAAACATTTTGCAAAGTTACCAGTTTACCCATCACTTTATTGGCAAGTGCATCCCTCGCATTAATTGCTAATTCTTTTTCTGTTAGGGATGATCCCTTTATCTCCGGACAATCTATTCCACTCAAACGCACTGAAAAACGATAAATAGGAGAATTTATAAATGGCATTTTTGCCGCAATTGTAATTGTATCACCATCGTATACTTTAATTACATAACCCGATTTTACTGGAGGGACAAACGGAGTCGTGTCACTCCAATCAACGTTTGAATAGTCTGTTGTAAAAGATGAAAATACGTTTCTTTTTTTTACAGTATTATCTAGTTTTGTAGTACGTGACAAACAACATAAACGATTTATAAAAGACAACATTGCAAACAATATCTTTACCTTTACTTTCATTTCTATTATATAATTTCAATTTTTTTTTTACAACAAATTCAATTTCAAAATTCTTTTTGGGGTGGGTTTTTCTTTTGGTTTTGGTGGTTCTGGTATTTTCGTATCCTCACGGTTACGATGATTCCCATGCAACAAATAAAAGGAATCAAAATAGGAAAATCCTTTATTTTTTATGTTTTCGTACAACGCATTCATTGTTTTTACTCTTCTAACTGCATTTTTCTTCATAATGTTTTCACTGTATGATTCAAAAAAATTAAGTGGCAAAAAGTCACGTATTTTTTTATAAACATTTTCTACAATTACCTCAACTGGATTGGTATCACTTTCTAAAAGAGTATTATAGTCAATAATAAGAATTTTATTCATGTTGTAAAAATGTGGAGGATACTTTTGGTCTCTCTCTGACAACACAAAAAACATATTAAATTGATTGTAAGAATGAATCCAACGACGAATTCCTAAATAGTGACTTTTGACTATTAAATTTTTTGAAAGTTTTTCCGTTTGACTTGATACTGGCATAAACTGGACTTGAATCGGTTTGTCACAACAAAAAAATCCGTATAGTATATTTGATAATAAAGTGGAACCGGTATGCACATAAGATGTTTGAATAATTCTGATTGGTTTTTCCATTTATTCTTTTATGGTATTTGGGTATAAAAAAATAATTCACAATATCGTTATTTTTTTATACATTTATTTTTCCTTGTCAATAAGTATTTCTTTTGCCACATTTCTTATTATTTTATCGTAGTTTCTCTCATTGTCTTCATCGTTTATCTCTCCCATTGAGTTATCCAATATCTTCATATATTCTTCATGTTTTTTCGTAGTAATATCGTCGGCTTTTGGATTTGCTTCTAACCATTT